ATCTCTGCTCCAGCCGCTTTAGCGATAGCTACATAGGTAGTAGAAGCAGCTGCTACCTTGTCAGCAAGGAATGACATACACCAGTTCACAAACCGCAATTCCCCAATCGCAGGTTTAATCAATGAAATAGGCCAGACCTCTTTTGGTTTTTCGTAAAAGTGCAGCTTGCTAAATGGCCAACCACCATCCGTCCAGAATGGAATAGGCCATTGAGATCGCATGAACATTTCTTCGGGATCTGCTGTCAACACTTCGGGAGGCATGTTCAAAGGAAAAGGGCAGTCATCGCAAACAGCGATATAACAAAAATCCCCGAACTGTTCGTAATCAAAGTTCTCTTCGATGTCTTTAGTAATGCCGCCTTTTCGCAGCCGATTCCCAAATCCACCCTTTGAATAAACTTGCCAGTATTCAATCAGATCGTAAGACTCTCCTTTTCTTTTCGACTCAGAGTCTTCTCTATTTTTTGCTTTTATCTCAGCTTGCTTGTTGGCTGAGGATTTATTTCCGCGAATCCTATCTTCGAGGCCATACTCCCTCTCTACTTTCCATAAAGGCTGGACAACCCTTCTAGCAATCCACTGTACATCATCCCAGTATTGGGCATCTGGGTCGATGACTACATCATCAACCGAAACGTAAACGCTTCTAGGCTTTCGTATTGCAGAACCTTGTGCCTGAACCATCTCTGTCCACAAGAAAGACATGCCTTTAATAATGGCCTCGTTAATAGCCATTCGTGCTTGTTCTTTTTTGTCGGTTTCCTGCTGAAGCCAGTTGAGATAATGCTCTTTAAGTTTAGCGTAGTTACGCTTAGTGAAGTCTTGCTGATCCTGCTGATAGATAACTTGCTGTGCCTGCTGCACGCTTTGCTGATCTTGAGGATCTACTCCAAGCATCGCTGGTTCTATCTTGGGCAGAACCTTGGGTGTAACTTGGATTGTTGGATTTCGGTGATAAAGCACAGGGCCAAATAACGCAACGGCCTCAAACACTCTATTGACTGTCATGCGAAAAGTGGGGAGAGCTCCTTTGACTCCCTTCTGAAGAAAGCCCTCATCACCTTTTGCGTATTCACCCTTCCACATGAAATCATGGGAGCCATCAAAGAACTGCATAGCTTCTTTGGCGTATTTCCCGAAACGCTCACGCTTCTGGTCTTTAGCACGCTTTATCTTCTCCATCCATTGAGACACTATAGGCCTGAATGGATGGTTTTGTTCACTATGCTGTTCCATGGTTATTCCTTTGGAGGGTATATCTTAGGATGTAGTGGATTCGCTTTTCTTGCGTCTACGGCTGACTGTCTTAGCTGCCGTATGTTCAAGAGCTTCGATTCTAGACTTAAGCTCTTGGCGTTCTTTCTCCAATCGCTTCCATTCATCCGAAAAGTCCCATGACCCGTTTTCTCTATGGTCATTGTTCCATTCAAGTTTTGGGTCATCGACATGCCTTACACCTTCAAACACTCTACCATCTGCAGTCCGCAACATCACATTACGTCCTGTTCTGGAAACTCTTACGATCCAAGCTAGTCTTGGTTCGTTAGTATTGTGGGCTGCGTGAAAGAAAACTGCGGTGCCTTCCAACACTTTGGGCATATCAAAATCTAAAGATGTGTTATACATTTCTTCGGTAATGGGATTATTCATTACTACTCTCCTTGAGGGCCTAGGTTAATAAAGTCAGGACTAAGACCACGCTTTCTTGCTCTTCTTTGTGCGCTGCGCTTCTTTCGTCCGTTTAGTATTTGTTTTATAGCGGTTGATGTTTTTTTCTTTGTTCGGGGCTTAACATATTTTAATCCATGAGCCGCTGCATATTCTAGTGTTTCTATAGCATGGCAGTTTCCACGGCGATTACCTTCGTCTGTAACAAAGCCATTTATCGTCTTTTTCTTAAACCTATTAAATTCCCTGCAGAGATTGGGGCATCTAGGAACAACGACAAGGAGCTTAGTTGTACCATTTGGGCGTATATTAATCCATGTACGCAACTTCATTTCTCGGCCAGGAACATCATCAGAACCACTGAGAAAGCCATGGTTAGTGATATTGCTTTTAACATTATGCTTTTTGAGTTCTTTTGTATACTGCACACGAGGAAGAACACCGGTACCAATTTCTCTAATTCGACCACCGTGGGCATCGATAATAAAGGCCTCAAACTGATCTTCTCTTGTTTTCTGGCTTACCATAGCACCAAACTTCGCCGCTGTACAGTTTTTGATATATAGCTCATCATATACAACAACATGATCGCCAAGCACGCTTGGTGGCACGGCATAGAAAGTAACAGCGCAAACAGAGTGGCCCGGGTCAACGACCATGTACCTCGTCCAGTCAGAGCCCGGAACTCCATTATTCTCACTAAGGTACTTCTGGATAGGCGTTCTGGGATCTTCAAATTTAATCGCATTGTGAACATCCTTAGAAAAATTAGGGTACATGAGAACACTATCGGTAACCAACTCACCCATAGCTCTTTTTCTAAATTCATCCTCCCCTTTAGCTTTCCACCTTTTAATATTCTCCTGTTTGACTTGTTCCGGCATAAAAGGGTTGTCGAAAATCGTTGCTCGTATAACCTGAGTAGATGGGTTGTCTTGCCCCATCTCATCTTCGGCTCGCTCGGCTAAATTAACTAAAGCATCATTCTTAGAGTGGGGCAACGCAGACCATCTCAGCTTTCCATCACGCATAGACAGACGAGCGATCATTTCGTCATACCATTCGGCACGCTCAAGGTCTTCATCTATATGTACTAAATCGGCCTGGAATCCCTGAGAAGGGTCTCCCTTAGAACCCATGGCATAGATAGTCCAGCCATTGTGAAGTTCGCAAATCTCGAAGACATGTTGGGCCCGTTTCTTCCATGCGAATTGTTTTATAAATCTTTCGGGGATCAGTGGAGGTGCGGGCTTTGCTTCTGCCTTACGCTCCCAGTCCTCTGTAATCCAAGGCTTCCACGCTCTCCACTTACCTGTGGTGTGATCTTGAATGATCTTAAACGCACCTTCGCGGAAAAGGTACTTGTGGATAGTTCTTCCAATATGTCCTTCGTCCATACCAAGGCAAACCATAATGCCATTCTCTTTGGGGTACTTTTCGTATGGATCTTGTCCGGTTGCTGCTCTAGCATCTTCAACAAAGGCCGCTAAAGATTTGCCAACTTGGTTGCCTGCCTGAAGCAGTATTTCTTTGGCGTGAGAAGAATGATACCTATCCTGAAAAGGAAGTGGTTCATACAAACGAAGTGCCTCAGACTCTCGCTTGACCTTTTCAGCATAAAGTTCGCGGAGTTCTTTTTTCTGATGTTCCGTAATGGAACTGAGAATATCATTTGCTTTCTGTGGGTTTGTCATCAGCAGGTATTATTTTATGCAGGATGCTAATGTCAGGGTCTATGAAGCTCTGGAATGACTCTTGTATTTCTTTGTCTAGCTCTTCATTAGTAAGCTCTTCAAGTGACTTCTGTGCTGCACCCGACTCGGAAACTTTAATATTTAATCTTAGCACAGCTTCTAGGATCCTCTGCCTTTGCAAACTTCCTGGAGCTGCTTTGTAAAATGTGGACATGACTTGCTGTGAAAATCCACCGGGGCCACCAAAGGCTTCCATTATTTTCTGGAATGTTTCCGCCATATGAGGAACACTGGAACCGCCTTTGCTCATATTATCAAGCAAGTCGATTCCAGCGTCTTCTATCTTGGAAACTCTATCATCCAGTTTCTTCCTTCGGTTCTTCTCAACCTCTTCAGCTCTACACATCTTGCAGGTGGAACGAAATCCATCATGAGCAGAATTATCCCGATGCCAGAATTCCTTGGTAACGGGATACTCTACTCTACAAGTTGTACATGCTTTTTTTGCCATTATCGCCTCGGAGGCATAGGAGGTTGTCCTGGCGGCATTGGTGGGCCAGGAGGTCTGCCCGGAGGTTGCATCTGTTGTGCGTTAGGAGGTGCCGGATACATTCCGCCAGCCGATACAGACTGTGGAGGTTCTGGCATCTGGCTTAGCATTGGATCAGGGGCTCCGCCTTGAGCTGGCCCCGGAGATGGAGCGCCGCCTGGTGGCATTGGTCGGATATTCCCTTGTTGCATTCCCTGCTGAAGTTGAGCACTAGCTTGAGTAAGATCCTGTGGCCCACCCTGCATCGGAGGTTGTCCAGGCGGCATACCTTGCTGTCCGCCCATTTCCTGTTGGATTTGTTGTGGACTTAGCATTTCGGTAACTTCACCTTGTGGGCCTTCTCGACCTACCATAATCATTCCTTGAGCTACGAGCTCAATCATCTGGGGATCAAGCTGAACCCCGCTTTCCAAAGGAGTTCCCTCTGGTGGTGCTTGGGGATTCATTTGAGCCAGAGCTGGCCCAGCATATACTGTAAACATTCTTATCTCCAAAAATCTGGCATTGTTGTCTGCTGACCAGGGAGATTGAACGAAGGTATATCACTTCCTTCTCCTTCAGCGTCCCCAAAGTGAGCTTGGTCTTCTGAGTCTATCATATCAGATGGGGTCTTAAGACCCACAGTGAAATTTTTATTTGTGCTAAAACTTGTTGGGGATGTTTCTAGATTACCAACCTGAGACTCCTGTGACCCAAACACCTCAGAACTTTCTTCTTCCCCTGCTCCTGGCCACAGATGTCTAAACTCATCGGTGTCCCACAAGTCCCATACAGCTTTATAGAAATCCTGCTGCCTATTAAATCCAGCATTGCGTTGCCACCTCTTGGGGCTACGCTTCCACCGACCCCAGTTTCCGTGGAAGTAATCCCATCCCCACTGGGCTGGCCCTTTGTCTCCTTTGAACCCCCAAAGATCAGCAAACCCTTTTCTGCTAGGATCTCCCTCAACTTCGTCTTTGAATTCAGACCAGTTGTAGTTATTCCCGCCCCTGAAAGGCTTTACTTTTTTGAGTGCCATTTATTTTACTCCTAAAACACGATAACCGGGCTCCCCGAAGGGAACCCGGCATCGCACCCAAGACCCTACACTTCCCGAAGGAGGTGTACTTAATGGCTGTACAGCCGGGTATTAAGATTAGAGTGGTACTGTAACTGCTACAAGAACAGCTGCATCGTCACCACTGCAAGCATCTAGACCAATACCAATAGGTCGGACGTTAGCTGCATCAGCATTCAGGACTTTTCCTGATGCTGCTGCAACAAGGCTTCCGCCAGCGGTAGTGGCTGCACCACCGATAACAGGAACAACACCGCCAATGATAACCCAGAATAGGTCATTCTTTTCGACTTGAGTTGTACCAAGTTCTGGGTCACCGACACCAGCGAAATCATCTTCGCCATTAGTTACGGCTGTAACAGAACTCAAAACCTTACGGCCTGCCTTGCTATGATCGAATTCTACACAGAATCCTCCTAAAGCATTGGCTACCGTCAGTTTTCCATCATAGGTATTGCGAACACAAATAGCCCGAATTGGAATTCCACTGCGTCGTGCTTTATTTCCACGAACAGATGGAGTTCGGTCTACGTCTGGGAAAGTAAAGATTGCACCTTCCCAGTGCTCATTAATTAAAGTCGTTCCATCGTTATCTTTAGTCCCTTGAAGGGTTTCACCAAGATCGAATGGAGGATCTACATGAATCATAATTATGATTCCTTTCCTAAAAGGGGTTTAGCTAAGCTCTTGCAACTTAAAGAAGTTACGAGGTGAACTGAACTTCAAGTTAGACAATGTTGAAACAACAGCATTGAATGCTTGGCTATGAATATCATACTCAGGGCCTTCAGATCGAAGGAGAGATTCATCCATAGATTTCAATTCGATGTTGTCGTAGTTCATACCGTAACCAACGCTATCAGGTACAGCAGCTTCCCAAGAGACTTCAATGCCGTCAAAGTTAACAACATTCTTAAAGCCGAGAGCACGCAACTGATGTTCACTGGAAACCTGGATACGTTCTTTGTCATCCAGTAAGTTTAGCAATTCCATATAGAAGTTTCGAGCTAACATAATGTTAGTGATCTGACCCTTCTGGCTGGTATTACGCTGAGCGTGGATGATAGCAAAACGCATAGCTTCATGACCCTGATTAGCCCAAGTGTGGACTGCACCGGTGACATCATTAAAGCTAGTAGAGTTTACATTGACGATAAGCGGTGACCAGAAATCGTATTCTGGGTCAGCAAGACCATTAGGCCAGCCTGTTCCAGATTCCTGTTCCCCACCGTAGTTACCTAGGTTGGTGATAAGACCGGCATAGGTAGCACCAGGAGCTGCAACATAGTCTGCTCCATCAAAGGCACCAATGGCACCAGAATCCTTATCAACGGTTTTGTTGGTATCGAGAATGGCAAACATAGATTCAAGACCATGCCACCCTTGCTCGTTGCCTGCTTCTTCACCATTTACATAGTATTCTCCACCGAGAGCTTGCTCGATAGAAGTTTCAAGACGTTGAACGAAATTATCAAATACTTTGATGATTCCTTCTTCGCCACGGTTACTGCGGAATTCGCGGTAGTACATAGAGTCCGTAGCTTGATAACCACGGTATTCCATATTTGCGTGTTTCCACAAGTTTTTACGGGAAAAGTTACGAGCTGTTTCACCAGTATTACCTTCTACTTTGTGTAGACGATATTGAACTGGCCAGTCAAAACCTTCACCGGAGTTGTTGTAGTTTACCCGTCCTGCGGCTTCCAGCAATGCACCCAACTGATAGTTGCGGAGCATGTTCTCCTCAACGTCGCGGATGTGCTTTGCAAGTGTGGTTGCAGCAGTACGAGCAAAAGCTACGGGATTAAAACCTTTATAGGCCATGATCCTCACCTTTCTCTAAAGAAATTAAAATAAACCATCCGACAACGCTTGTTGTCGTAACTTATCACCCGGCGACAGACTCGGGTTTTGCGATACAGGGCTTGGGGCTTCAGGTGGAGCAACACTACCTTCTCGGTTAGGGATATATCCAGCTCCACGCTGAAGATGTCTCATGTTGCGCTCCTGGGCGGCTTGCGCTGCATGAAGTTGTTGGGTCTGGGTTTCCAAACGCCTCTGAGCCAGATCACCGGCCAACAGCTGAGAGGATAGTTCCCATAGCTGATTTGGATCGGTAATTCCTTGCTGGCGTAATGAATGGATGTGTCCTACTACCTGTTGACCTTCTGGAGTCATCACGAGTTGCCCCATTCCGTCACGGAGATATTCTCCTGATGCGGCATCTCGCTCATAAACCCAGTCGGCGTTTCTTTGGTTAATCTCAGCAGCTTGTTTGAACTGATTAGCTTGAAACTGTTGATACTGCTGCTGTTCCATTAAAGCGCCGTATCGGTCAGCAAATAGCTTATCAAACTCCTGCTCTATTACTTTAGGTAGTATCTCTTGGGGATTATCGAGTACATTCTCTCGCCACTTATCTCGATAATTAACATAGTCTTCAGTGGATCTAATGAGTTCTTTTGGTGTATTATTTTTCCAAGTCCAGAACCATTGTCCTGTTTGCGGGTTCCTCTGTTGTACTCGCCAGCGTTTTACTTCATCTTTATCAAACTCAGGAGGAGCCCACCAGCCTTGTGGCTCTTCATACTGCGGTTCCGGCTCTGGCTGCTGCTGCATCTGCTGCATTTGTTGCATGGCAAGATACTGCTGCTGAGCTTGAGCCATTCCCTGCATTTGCTGCATCTGATAAGCCTGTTGCTGCATCTGCTGTTGCATCTGCTGCTTTTGCTTCTCTTGCTCTTCGTAGTAGCTCTGCCATTGCTGATTATAGTCGTAGGCCTGCTTATAAGAATCTAGAAGAGTTTCTTGGGCTTGTTGGGAGTTTTCTACTTCAAAACCCAGCTCCGAGACTTGTTGCTGAAATTCGTTATTCTGCTGTGGGGATTCGTCCCAAACGTCTGAAAAATCTAGCGAGCTATCGCCCTCCGTAGGCGTAGATTCAACCGGAGTATCAAACTGTTCAGTTTGAACCGATTCCTCTGCTGCGTAATTTTCTTGTTCTTCTACTTGAGCTTCCATTTCGTCACTCATAACAACTCTCCTGTAAGGTCTTTGGGCTTGTTACTAACATATTAAAATCTTTAGGGGCGTAACTGCAACCCCTTTAGGTACATATTATTTCCATCCCTCAGATAAAACTCGCAATGAGTTTCCTCCAAGGAACGCTTTAAGGTCTTTGTCTGAATATCTAGGGACTCCAATCGACTTCATTTCGCTGGCTAATCGAGCAGCAATTCTCTGTATTTGACTCATGTCTTCTACGTCATCCGGAGGATCTGTAAAGCCATCAAAATCAGTCCCTATAGCTGTGGCTTCTATGCCACCGACTTTTCTGACATGGCCTACTGTTTTTGCAACATGATCTAAACCTAAGGAGGTGTGGTGGGGAACCAGCCAATAGTTCATCAAAATGGTAGAGATTACACCGCCATTGTCTGCTATCCACTTAATCTCCCAATCTTCCAGGTTGTACATATCATTTTTAATTTCATAAGCACCTGTATGGGAAGCAATGACCTGACACTCGGCATCGTTCGCTTCAGCTAAAGCATATACTTTTTCTAGCGCAGAATGTATGTTGAATAAACCTAAGCTAGGCTTAGAGGGCGGTGTAAGGATCTTACTGACAATTGAATTAAGTCTATCAGTTTCATCAATAATTATTTTAAGAAATTTTGAAGAAAAATCATCGTCTAATTTTTTATTTAAAATTTGTGCACTACCTCTGATACCTGACAATGGATTCTTAACTTCATGAGCCAGTGTTCTCGCAAGATTGGCTGCAATCTTCTGAGTTGAAAAAGTTTTAGTCGAGTCAATTATCTTATTTAAATCATCAACGCACAGAATTTCGAGAATAAGACATTCATACTCACTGCTCCATGATACGGTTATATCGATTAGCCTTTTAGTTGATGCGGAGGTAATAAGTTCAAAATTTCTTTTTGTTTTCGTGCCATTTTGTTCAACTGTTTTTTTCAAGAGACTTATCAATGATCCATTTGTTTCTTCAGAAAATTGATCAGTAATCAAGTTATCACTTTTATTTTTATTCAAAACCCATCCTTTATTAAGAGCTGAATCATTAAGCCAAAGTATCTTCAAATCTTT